TCAACTTCGCCATGATGACTTTTAAGATCATATAAATATTCTCTCCTTATTTGAGCATATTCTACAGGAATGTTTGCGTTTAAGTAAGCCATAATTATCCATATATATCACCCCAAGTTTTGCCCGATTCATAATCAACTTTATTGGGAACTTCTAGCGTAACAGCATTCTCCATAATTTCAATTATTTTCTTTGCCGCGTCATCAGACTCAACTGAGATATCTAGCTCGTCGTGTATTTGTATGTGTGGTATTACGCCCTCATTATACAAATCCACCATAGCTTTTTTTGTCATGTCTGCAGCAGATCCTTGGATTAATTTATTTAAAGCTTTGTACGTAAACGCTCTTCTAATTCTACCTCTGCCATAAGTTCTTTCAGCCTCTTCATACTCCATGGGTTTATGCATACCAAATTGATTTGGTTCCCATTTATTAAATCTACATCTACGTCCTAACAATGTGCCAATAGAGCCAGACGTCTGAGCTGTCTTTGATGTGTAATTCATTAAATCTCTTACAAAAGGTACATTGTGATGGTATTGATTAAATAAATCTTCTGCTTCTGCTTTTGTATTTAACCCAAGTTCAGCTTGTAGTTTGGCTTTACCCATACCATAGAAAAGACCCAAATTTATTGTTTTAGCTTGTGTCCTAGATATATTTGCCATTTCTGCTACTGTTTGGTGGAAGTCTACACTATTATCTTTAAATTTATTTACAATATTAGAAACAGAATTATCAAAACTGATTGGCTCTGTTGTTGCTGCATAATGTACAACTAGTCTTGGTTCTTGTTGTGAGTAATCAAAACATCCCCATTTGTGATTTTTCTCTGGTAAAAACAAAGATCTAATCATAGGACCTAAATCTTTATTTCTTGCAGGTATTTGTTGTAAGTTAGGATTAGAGTAACTAAACCTACCTGTAACTGTGCCACCTTGATCAGATCTTATTGGATTAATATCTGCATGTATTCTGCCTCTATATTGATGTTTTAATATAGTATCTATGAATGTTGTGTGTGCCTTGTTTATCTCTCTGGCTTTTGATATATTCTTGACCATCGGATGTTGATGAGTTGAAAGGAAATTTTTTGTAAATGAAGGTGAGTTTGTTTTCTCGGTTCTGGCGTAGGATAAGGAAAGTTTATCAAATACTTTGGCAATCGATCGTGCTGCCCATATTTGAACATCTATTCCTGTTTCTTTTTTTACTAACAATAGGAGTTCTTCTTCCTTTTGTGATAACTCTTTCTTCAATCTATGAGCATGTTCGACATCGACGGACACCCCTCTAAACTTCATTTCAATTAAACAAGGAAACAACTGTGTTTCTAAATCAAATATGTTTGTAAGATTTTGTTTTGATATTTCTCTAGATAATACTTTAAATAATTCTAATGTAAGTCTTGCATCTTGCTCTGCATAATTTCCAACATACATTGCAGGTAGTTTATATAATTCTTTTTTAGGGTCTATACCCCACGACTCTGCAGCTTCCTTCAAAGCTTTTTCATCTTTTACTTCACCAAGATAATCAAATGAAATACTATTAAGTGTGTACCATAATCTGTTTTCATCAATTAATGATGCCATAACCATGGTATCCATAATATGTCCATTAATAGATATGCCATATGCTCTTATCCAACACACATCATACATTGCATTATGAAATATTTTTACAGCATCTGTTGCACAAACTTTTTTAAACCATTCTAAAACAATTCTTCTATCCATATTACCACCACCTTCATGTGCGATAGGGTAATAACCTGACCATCCATCAACTGCCACAGCGATACCTACAATCTCTCCATGTCCTTGTATTGCACCAGATCCTTTTGATTTTAAATCAGGGTCTTTTGTTTCTAAGTCAATTGCAATATATTTTGCTTCAGATAAATCTGGAAAACTTTCAGGACAATCCCATTCTATTTGCGCTGTAAACATTATTTCTTTTTCTTCTTTAGATCTTTTAACTTCTTTTTCTCTAATTGACAATAGTGAATGATCTTATCAAGATCTTCAACCCCGTTCTTGTGCATGTACCTGCAAACGTATTTCACAACACAGCCCTGAAAGAACGAGAGATTATTTTTTGAAATAAACTCGTATGGCTGTATGTCAAAATACATGTAATGGGATCCTCCTACCTGCTTGTAGTGAGGTTTTTCTTCATCCATCATTTCTTCAAACATATTTATATCTGTCATATTATTGGTCCTCCTATGTTATATTGATACTCATAATCTTGATTGGTTATGAATAGTTTTTCTTTTGCTCTTGTTATACCTACAAAAAAAGTTCTATGTTCTGGATCAGAATCTTTCTGCGCTGACTCATAGATGATTCTTTCTAAATCTGTAAACAAAACAACGTTATCACATTCCTCACCTTTTACACTATGTATTGTAGATAATTTTATTCTTGCAGGTTTCATTAGATCATCACCGTTCTTTAGAATGGTTCTAATGTAGATCTTGCTGCTCTCTGGAAAGTTTAATGTTTCCCAGCTCCCCGCTGCTCGAAGCCCGTGGTGTTCTCTCAGTCCTTCAATATTAATCGAGTCAATAGTTTCTAGAGTCTTGCCACCTGCATAACCTCGTATTAAATGTCCTTGTTTAACTGTCAGATATTCCCATAAATCTTTTACTTCATCTTTATTTACAGAGGCACCTTGATTAAGTCTTATCCAGGTTCTATATGCAGTTAACATTTTATTAGGTAATAGTTCTTGAGCTTTAGAATCAAACCTTAAATTTAAATCATACAAATGTTCTCGTAGTCTCTCCATCATCTTATTTGTTCTAGTTAATATCATCCAGTTCTCTTTCGATAAATCCAGTGAGAAAAAATCTACATTATAAATAACTTTACCATCAGCGTCTCTTGGCTCCCATTTTTTAGCTAGACGAGTTGTCATGTGAGGAAAAATAGATTCTGCTAACTTATGTATCTTACGAGGAACTCTACGCGATTGTATCTGTGGATCTAGGTGTCCTTTTAAGTCTATGAATATATTTGGGTCTGCACCTTGAAACGTATAGATAGTTTGATCATCATCCCCTGCAATGTATGAACGAGCACACTTACTTTCTATGTAAAAGAACATGTCCCACTGCAGAGGACTCAGATCTTGGGCTTCATCGAGGAAAACACAGTGTAGTGGTGGACACTTGTCCTCCTCGACAAACTTGGAAATCATATCAGAATATTCAAACATACCTGTAGTATCTTTGTATTTTTCTAAGTCTGCATAGATTTGTTCGGTTAACCAGATATCTACGCTGTAATGTAAATCAAGTTCTACAGCAGCATCAGCTAAAGATAGCTTTTTATTCCTGGCGTATTCTATAATCTTCATGTGAGAATTTTTATATTGTGGGTATCCTGACTCGTTAATATAACTTTCAAAAGATAGATCAGCGCATATATTTGAAAAGTTTTTAAAGCCTTTCCACTTTTCTCCTTTTAATAAATAAGAAGAAGTATTTAATTGTAACTCTCTACTACCAAGAGCATGCATGGTGCTTACAATTATTTTATCATTTGTAATTCTTTTTTTAGCCTCGTTAGCTGCAGCGTTACTAAATGCTATGTACGCAATCTTTTCAGGATCTGTTTTAACTAAATTTAATTCGTTATCTAACAGCTCCATGAGTCTATGTGTTTTACCCGTGCCTGGTGGACCAGGGATAATTATTCTACGCAAAAGGTGGCTCCTTCATTTTTGTCTTTCTCACAATAGGTTTGTTAACTTCTTGTTGTTTTACAGCAATATATCTAACACTTTTGTTATTTATTTTACCTGGTATCTCTTCTGCTCCAAATAAAGTTTCTAACATCCTAGCAGTTTTAGCTTTTGTATATTTCTT